CCGCTGGCGCAGCTGGGTTCTCAAATACTGGGTAGCCAAGGATTGTGTCCGGCTGACCTAGAACTGCGTTGCCTGACCAAATGTAGTTTCCAGCGCCGTCCTTTAGCTTGCGAACTGCCGCAAGACCAGACTTCGACATTAGGAATCCTACGCCCGGAAGAATTCTTGCTGCGCCGTCTAGTGAGTAGACAAGGTCAACAAGGTTCTCGTAAGTAGGTGCTCCAGAAACTCCAGTGCCTCCAGTAACCGCAGAAGCTCCAGTTGTGAAGATACCAGTAGGCTCAACAGTTCCAGTTCCAACAGTTAGTCCGGTGTTTACTCCGTAACCAATTGCGTTACCTGCTTGCTCAGCGATAAGGCTTGAGATGTCAAAGCCCGCGTCTGTCAATAGCTCGTTAGCAACAGGAACCAAGAAAGAATACTTGAATGCTGATAGCTGAATTGAGCTGAAAGTTGGCTCTGAATCGGAAATTGCTGAACCAGCAGACTTAATAGTTGCGGTTGAGTATCCGGTCAAAGTTGGAATGGTTAGCTGCTCACCTGAAGCGGTGTTGATAACCTGTGCCAGCTGAAGCATTGGACCCGCCTGTCTAGCGACAGAGAAAACCTCGTCGTAGAAAGACTTTGGAACTGTGTTGTCAGAAGGGACAAGAGCTCTCTGCTCGGTGCCGAAGATGTGCGAACGAACTTCTCCGTTTGCGATTGCGCGTAGAATGTCGCTGTCCTTACGAACCTCGTTTGAAGGAACGAATGACTCGCGAGCAGCGTCTACTGCGCGCTCTTCGCGCTCAGCTAGCTTCTTTGCTGTGTCAATGGCAGCGTCGCGCTGACCAATTTCTGTTTCGATACGGTCGATTTTCTGCTGGTCTTCAGCAGTTAGCCCACGCTTATCCGCTTCGGCAGACTCAATAACGGTGCGAGCCTGTTCGATTAGGTTGTTGCGAGCCTCAACCTGTGACTTTAGGAAGTCAGACATAGTTGTTTCTCCTTAGTTGTTTTTATTTGGATTTCGTCGAGCTAACTCAAACGAAGCAACGGGGAGCTGACTCAACCCATTATTTCTATTCTAACAATCCAGATAAAGAGCAACCCCGCCGGAAAGGAATACGGCGGGGTTGCGTGTCGGGTGAAAGGGGAAAACTCCCGACGTATGACCCTTAGCGGGTTTCTTTTGCCTCTACGACGCGAACTTCTTTTGGTTTGACTTCATTGTCTAGTTCCCAAACTGCTTGCGCCCAAGCGTCTACGTAATCAGTAACTATCCCATACTCAGGGTTGCCCGAAGCTTTTAGAATTGCTTCTTTGATTTGTTCTTTGGTTGCCATTTATAGCCTCTTCATTAGTAGTTCAATTTTCTTTTTCTTTAGTTCCAGCGCGGTGAGTTCGTCGGTTCCGCCTTGAACTTCTTCTTGTGGGGTAAGTCTTTGAATTACTTTACTTAGTAATTCTGACTGTTCCAAAGATAAGTCTTTTCCGTCTTCGATAGCAAGCATAGCGTCTGCCAACTGGTCTGCGTCTACTTCTGCCCGTTTTGCTACCCCGTCGAATGACCGAACATTAGCGGTTCCTGCGGTCTGCTGATATGCCGGGAAAGCAACAATGCTGACTTCGTGAATCCTGACGCTTTTTAGGGTTCTTTCGGTGCCGTCTGTGTTCCAAGAATCACCGTTAGCCGGCACGCTGAATCCAAAGCTCATAGCATTTACGTCGCCACGCTGAACTAAAGTGCGAACGTCTTTTCCAAGAGAAGTCTCTGGCAACATAGCAGTTACCCGAAGGCCATAATTGTCTTCTTCAAGTTTCAAAGTGCCAGCGCGAGTAGAACCAAGAACGCTTCCGGTGTCGTGGTTCCACAAAAGTTTGATGTCGTTTCGGGCTTTGAGTGAACGCTTGAATGCGCCCGGCGCAATACGCTCAATAAACGGAAGTGGTTCGCTAGGGGAATTGAAAACTGCCGCGTATCCGGTGAACGTCATTCCGTCCCCGCCTTCAACAGCCCTTAGTTCAAACTTGACTTCGTTAGTTCGTTTTTCTATTTTTGCCATTTGTTCACTTTCTTGGCTAATGATAGCGCGATTTTCTTCTTCTAGTCTAGCGACAACACCTTGCGCATATTTCATAGCGCGATTAGCGGAAGCTTTACTTGGCCCGCTTCCCCAAAGAAGATGCGCCACAACTCCAGCAGACGGATAATTTTCGGAAGAAGGATTTGCGTCCGGTGAATCTAAATCGCTCAAATGCCTAGCAATCCACGCGGCAATTCTTACCCATTTATCGGCGGTGACATTCCCTTCAGCCATAGCGCGAGCTTCACGCACGGTTTTATCTACCAAACCGTCGCCCGCTAAACCTTCAGAATAGTATTCCAAACCCCTGCGCGCTGCTGCTCTCATATAAGCGGGCGGGGTGAGGTTTACATCTCGCTTTTCTTTCTTTTTTTCTTTGCCATAATTTTTTGCTCTTTGTAAACTTTCAATTTTGGTCAATGTGCTAAACCTGTGACCAACCAAAACATCCGTAGGTTCAAAACCTTCTTCTCCGTCGCGGTAAACGCGAATCAAAGCCGCAGGGTCTTTTTCCGTTCCGGTGATTGTGAAATCGCTGTCTGGAACATTTATGGTTCCGCTGCGTTCAATTCTTTCAATTACTCCACGTGCCCTGCCCCCAGAAGAATTCCAAGAAACGGAATCGCCAATTTCTAAAGCGTCCGGTTCTGCTCTGTCTTCTTCGTTAGCTTGCCAAGCGTTACAGTAATATCCACCATCTACAAAAGCGTCCCAACGTTCACACCAAGCTTTATCGCCGTCTTCGTTTAGTCGAGCTTCGTTGAAAAAATAGCAATTTCCGCAAGCCCTGCCTTCTGGAACATTTGAAGCCAATGCTGGGCGATAATTGTCAGGTAAATTTTCTTCGGTTTCTTCTTCTAAATCTTCTTCTTCATCTCCAAGTTCTTCAGAAATCATTTCAGGTTTTGGAACCCGAACTAACTTGAAAACGTTCATTAGCATAATTCGTTCAGTCGAATGATAGACGCCGTCTTCTAATTCATAAACTTCTAATGCCGCAAATTGACCTTCAACCATTACAACTTCAGCAAGGATTTTTGGGTTATTGACATTCCAACTAACGTAATCGCCAATCATAAGCTGACCAACGGCTGCGCGTTCTCCAACGAATTCGGTTTCTTCTGCTATGGATACAGCGATAGCTTGGTCAATTGCCGATTCTTTAGAATTGTGACAAGCAAGAAGTTCGCCGTCTTCTTTTACAACTGCCCAGTTAGGGCAATCTTCCGATTTGTCGGTTATGTAATAGGGCAACTTATACCTGCTTCAAATAACTAATTGTGTGTCCGGCTTTTGTGGAGATTGCGTAAACGCTTTCTAGTGGATTCATTTCTAGCTGAAGGATTATTCCTTTATCTAACTTCAAACCAGTAGCTACCGATACGTCTGAACCACCTAAATAAACTGCGTCCGTGTTGTCGTTGTTGTGGACGATTAGCCGAAAGTTGGAATTGTAGGTTCCGTCAATTATTGACGGAACGGTTCCAACTGTAATAGCTCCCGAACTTATCGCCATTACTGAACCTCGTAAACGCCTTCAGGATTAGCCGGGTCAATCTGCGCGACTGCTTGAAGTTGCGTGCTTGGAACTCCGGTGTGAGGAATAGCGGGAAGACCCAATGCTTCAAGAACTGCTTTCGGGTCATATCCTGCGAGAACAAGTTTTTGCGCCATAGCAACTTTTTTGTCTTCGGTTGCGATTCTTGAATCTGCGATTGCGACGTTAGCCAATGGAACACGAACTTCATCCGCTACGGTTTCGGTCATTGGGATTAAGTCTTCTAATCTGCGAATGTCGTTTACTGTGTAATATCCCGCTTGAAGTCCAATCGAATAAGCGTTTGCTCTTGCCTGTGAATCGCCTCGAAGAAGTCCATCTAAATTGAATCTAAGGAAAGCGTTTTCCCCGCCCGGAACTTCTGATAACAAAACGCTGAATGCTGTTTCTAATTTCTGGACAATTGGGCGAAGCGTGTGCTGAACAAAGAAAATGGAATCTTGTTCGACAGACGCGTAAGCGGTTGAACCTTGAACACCCAACATATGGTTCGGGATATTGAATGCTCGCGCAACGTCTTCAACTGCCAAACGGCGCGACATTTCCAACTGTGACTGTTCTGGGTCTACGCCAGTTGCTTTCCATTCTGCGCCACCAGATAAAACTCCAGTTTTGTGTGAACGTTTTAGCCCGCGGTGAGCTGCGTCAAATCCGCGACGAAGATTCTCGGCTTGTTCTGAGTTCAGATTGCCGGGGAATTGAATAACGCCTTGAGGTGTTGCGCTGTTTGAAAAGAAACGAGCCGCGTAAGATTCAAGCGCAATTGAAAGACCGAAATTGTCTTTGAGTGCTTCAACCCTAGCCATTCCGCGAATTTCTCCCGGGCGAACAAGGTCAGAGATAAAAATTACGTCTTCTGAACTGAGCAATCTTGGTTCGCCTTGAACCTCAAACATTACGCGTCCGATTCCGTTGCGTTTTATTTGAACTTTCAACGGGTTTAGCGGCACGAGGTTTACCACTTGACCGCCAGAACGGAAGACGCGAACAAAAGCATTTCCGTCAATTAGAAGAGAAACCATTACCGATTGCCAAAACGCTGAGGGTTGCTGGTCAAGGTCTGGTTTAGTTACCCAAGCTGGACGAGGGCGGAAAGGATAACGCGCGCCGTCACGACGAATAAACGCGTCCAAAGGCAAAGTTGAAATGGTGTCTGAAATTAGAGAAACAGCAGAATAAAGCGCTGTTATTTTGAAAGCGGTTTCCGAATTGACGATAGTGCCTGACTGATTCAGGTCTAATAGGTCATCCCCAGCTCCCCAAATTGTTTGAAAACTTACTGCTCTTTTTTCGAAGAGGTTATTTAGCATTACTTACGCTCCAATGCGATACCGAAAATTAGCGTCGCTACGCCAGCGACAATTAGCGCAACGGGGATAGAAAATAGCCCAATGCCCACAACGGTTAGCACCGCTCCTGTTATCTGAATTATTGTCGCCATTCTCACCCTTAGAAAAAGAAGTCGGGAACCATTTCTTCTATTCTACTGCTAACTGCTCTATCGAAGGCGATTACTGCCGCTACCGCTGCGTCAATCTTTCGCGGTGAATAACGATTTTCTTTTACAATTCGAATTCCCAAGTTGTCAATTTTAGTAACTGCGTTGTCTAAATGACGCGCTAAAACTGGGCTTCCGTCGTGTTCTAATGTTGCCCCAGTTACTGCGTCGTAGAACTTAGCGCACGCTTGAACCATTCTTTTTGGCGAAGTGCTGGGCCATTCAACAATTGGCACACCGCGGTCTGCTAAAACTTCCATAGACCGTTGCCAGCGAAAAGGGTCACAGGCTACTTCACGGGTTTTTGGGTAATCGCGCATAAAATTCAAAATTGTTTCCTCAACTTCTTGAATGTCTACTCGCCATTGGTCATCGTGGATTGTAAGGTCTTTTTCCCATTCTTTTACCAACCAAAGAAACGGTTTTTCTTCTTCGTTTTTAGGAATCGAACAGGCAACAAGAACAGTACAATCGCCTGAAAATGAGCCGTCAAAACCTAAGATAATTTCGTCGTCTGGGCTAATCTCACGTTCTGTTTGTAATTCATCCCAGCTTCCGGCGGGCAACCAAGCTGTTTGAGAAGATACCCATTGGTTCAACCGTTTGGTTCTAAATTCAGCTTCAGGTGTGCGCTTGATTGCGCTTTCAAAGTCTGCCGAATCTACTAAATCGTCAAAACCCGGATTTGCCTGTTCCCAAATTTTCGGGTCACGGTGGTCTGCGTCGTCTGGTGCCGCCCACCACGCCATAAAAAAAGACGGGTCAATAACTTCTCCGCGCGAAACTTTTTGTCCGTATTGAAACAAATTGTAAGCAATTGAATCCCCGCCAGTCATATCCTTTTTTACTCCGGCAGTTGTCACCGCTATAAGTTGAGCAATACTTCCTCGGTTTCCCATAGCCAAGCTCATAACGTCAAAAAGTGAGCGGTCTTTGTGCGCGTGAAGTTCGTCAGCAATTACTCGGTGAGGGTTATAACCTTCTTTGGAATACGCTTCGGCAGATAAAACCCTGTAAACAGAATTAGTTGCTGGAACAAATAGCGCGTCTCGATAAACCTTAACCATTTCAGACAACTCTGTGGATTCAACAATTCTTTTAGCTTCACCAAATACGATTCGCGCTTGTTCTTTTTCTGCTGCGATTGAATAAACTTCTCCACCGTCCACACCTTCAGCCAATAAAGAATAAAGAGCAAAGCTAATGGAAGACAGCGCGCTCTTGCCATTTTTACGCGGTTGCCCTATAAGGGCTGTCCGTGCGATTAGCCCACCGTGTTCGTCCCGAGCGTAAACGTGCCGAATTAGTTCTTTTTGCCAATCGCGTAGCTTTAGCGCGTCGCCTACTTTTCCGGCGATTCCGTCCTTGCCGATTGTCCCGAACGTTTCGGAAAATTCAATTACCACTTCACCGTCGCCTTGTTCGATAGCGGTTTGTGAAACTGGCGTGAGCCATAATGGAGGCCAGCTACTCACGGTTAGCCTTCTTCGCCATTAGCTCTTCCAATTTGCTCATTTTCTTTACCTCAGCAACTCCAAGGCGCGAACGGTCGGACGGGGTGAATCCCAAAAGACCCAAGTTTGAAACTATTTGGCGGTCAATTTCTCGCAACCCTCGGCGGTCTTTTGAATTGTTGTCTGTCATTACACGCACTCGAAGATTCCAGCGTTCGTCAATCATTTCGCAAGTCATAAGAAGGATTTCTAAATCTGTATTTGGGCTAATCCAATTTATACCCGATTCCCAAACCCTGTCCCAAAGTTCCTGCCCGTATTTGAGAAGTGGACGTGCGGGTTCAGGTGTTTTTGTTGCTTGTGGAATCAGCATTATTGCCGATTGCTCGGGCAGGGCGCGCTTGCCGGGATTGCCAATTAGTCGCTTTTGTTCTATTGGTTTTGTCGGTCTTCCTGCTGGCATTTGCTTCCCTTAAAAAATTTTTTTGTTTTATCCAATCCCCTGAAGGGGCTTGTTATTGCTTTATCGGTTTCGGGGCAAGTATCTTGGCGACTTGCTCATTCGCTTCCCCCGCGTATTGGAAAGACGCTGTAATGCGCGAACCGGAACTTACCAAGCCTTTGTTTGCCTTTGGTCCTTGTTTCGCAACACGTGAAGGCTTTCTAATCATTGACCATTGGTTGGATTTGTTCAATGCCCTAATACGCGCTGGGTGTGAAGTGGTTGTGTAAACGCTAAACCCTTGTGCTTTCAATCCACCACAAATCGCATTTACAAAAGTGTTGCCCAGTCCTATCCCTTGAAAATCAGGCAATACAACAGTTCTGCTAATGCGCTTACCGTCTTTTATAAACCCGTGAACCATTGGGAGAATTGCCGTCATAA